TGCTAAGCCGCTTGCGCCGAGAGTGCCGAATATCGTGAGCGATTAGAACGACCAGCTCTTGTCGGCGGCGACCTCGCTGATGGTGCGGGTGGCTGCCTTCTCAGCCGCGATCTCAGCCAGGATCTCATCGAGCAGCTTGCTGTTTCTGGCGTTCCTGGCGGCTCGATCGGCGGCTTCCTGCTCGGTCAGCGGGCGCCAGATGGCGGGAACTTTGCACGACGGGCAGACCCTCTTGAGCCGACCGACGATGGTGTTGCAGCAGTTGCAGGCCTTCATAGCGGGATACTCCTGAGATGAGAGAGGGAGGGCTGGCTTACGCCAGCACCCACTTGTCGATCAACACGTCATCGACCGTGTGGTCGTGGATCGCGGCCTTCAGCTTGTCGATCAGCGCGTAGGCGTCCTTATCGGAGACGCAGGATAGCCGAATAGGGAGCCGCACCTCATCCTGAGACAGGTCGATGTCGACGACCTTGGAGCCGTCGGTCAGGGTGGTGAGGATGGGGGTGATGGTGATCATAGCGGGATACTCCTATGGGTTGGCGTCGGGTCGTGGCAGTCTGATAAACCCTCATGATCCATCTGTCAAGCGGTGATTTCATTCATCGTGAAGTTCCGTTGTCCAAAGCACGATCCAGTTCTCCTCTCGACCGATGAGTCGCGAGGCGGCATAGCGCGCCCTCTGTTCGTCACGATAGGCGCCCACTGGTTCGACCTTCCCGCCCGGCCATTGTTTCACAACAACCCATATCACGGGACCGTCCATTGCCATTGACTCGGTGGTTCCTGGTTTCTCGGTCACTGGGGTTCACTCGGCATTGCTTACGTCCATGCTTAAGGTGAAATTCCCATGTCGGCACGAGGCGACCAAATCCTCGTACATCTTGATCGCGTCGTAGTGGTTGGAGCACGTCACGATCAGGCGCACCTCCCGTCCCTTAATCTCGACGGCGACCTGCGGCTTTCTTGGTCCGGTGGTTGGGGATTTGCCTTCGCTCACGTGCAGATCTCGCCAGTCTGGCGATTGGAATCGGTCATAGCTTTACAAACCCCTCTGCTTTCAGAGCAGTCCAAATTTTCTCAGCGAGCAATATCGCTCTACGACTGGGGCCTCCCATGTAGACACTGGGAGCGTCAATGAAGCCTGCGATCAGGTGGATGGGCGCTGGAAGAACTGCGGTCGTATTGTCTTCAGCCATCTCGTCTTACAACCTCTCAGAATATCGAGCTGACGCGCACTTCGCGCAGTTTAATTGGCTTATCAGGGTTCAACATCGGATGATCCGGCTGGTGCTCGCGTGCCCAGGCCAGCGTGTCGAGTAGCTTGCGATACTCGGGCTCCTCGATCACGGTGCCGAACCAGATCACGCGCAGCAAATTAGAATTGAATGCTTTGCCGTCCATCACCGCGTTGACAACCAGATCCTCGAACGTGGCGGCGGCGATGCCGATGCGCAGGCGTTGCTCGCTTTCGACCACGTAGATCATGTCGCCTTCGAGCGTGACGTGAGCGGGGAGCCACGGCCCCCCTTTCACCCGCCGGTAGCGATAGAACCCCGGCGTCACTTCATCGATGCGGCGTGCGGTCATACGACCTCCAGGCCGTCATCATGGGCGCCGTCCAGGATGTCGTCGACATAGCGCGGCTCGACGACGAAGCCACCGCGCCAGCGCAGCGCACCAGGATCGAGGCGCGCATTCAGCCAGTCGCCACCGGCATCGCTGATCCCAATCAGGATGACCAGCGAGCCGTGGTTGAGGATGCGGATATCGGGGTACATCACGGCACCCCCACGCGGTAGTTCGACACGACGCGCGCCGCCGCCTTGCGCACCAGCTGGGTGGTGGCGCCCGGCTTGGTCTCATAGGTGCCCCGGATCTTGGCACGCCGCACGGCGATGCCCTTCCAGACATGGGTGAGGCTGGGATCGCCGGTCTCGCGAACGGCGTAGAGCTGGTTGCCGGATGTCTCGATGATCATTGGGATACTCCTGTGTTCGGCGTTGGTGATTGCGTTTCTATTCCTGATGTGTCAGGATGTCAACCGATGAAAACACAGGAACAGACAATGGCAAAGAAAGAATCACCGGACCAGGGTTTCGGCCCAGGCGTGTCGGTGTGGTGTACCCTCGACGCCCGCGATCTGCTGTTCGAGCTGGCCAAGGCCGAGGAGCGGTCGGTCAAGATCACACTGCGCCGCGCTCTGCTAGCCTACGCCGAGAACAGCGAGGAGTACGGCCGGTGGGTGCGAAGCCAGAAGCCCCGCGCGAAAGCGGCAGCGTAGTGCCGCTACACCCCGAGCGCATGAGCCTCGCCGAGCAGCACGCGTGGACCCGCAAGCGGGCGCGCGTGGCGCTGCCGACGGTGCAGAGGGACTTCAGCGAGCTGTGGCGAGAAGAGCCACGAGAGGAGGCCAGGACATGGAAGCGAACGTAACGTATGCCACCCAGAACGGCGCCCCCAGCGAGGCGTGTGAGCGGGTCGGCCGCCGCATGCTGCTAGCCGCCGTCAAGGAGATCCGTCGATCCAGCCCGATCGATACCGACGACGTCGCCTCGGCCGCGCTCTACGTGTGCATACAGCTCCTGACGGGCTGCACCGAGGACCGGCACACCCTGATCGAGATCTACCAGGGCGCGGCGTTTTACTTCACCGATCTGGCGAAGCAGCTGGCCGATGCTTAACACGGTCCTCGCGTTCGATCCCGGCGTGACTGGTGCCTACGCCATACTCGACAGCCTGATCACGCTGGTGGACGACGTGCCGGTGCATACCGCCCAGCACGGCAACAGCGCCAAGATCCGCAACGAGCTGGACCTGCACGGGCTGCGCACCGCGCTCGCCAGCTTTCGGATCGCCCATGTCTTCATCGAGCGGGTGGCGGCACGGCCGGGCCAGGGGGTCACCTCGATGTTCCGCTTCGGCGAAGCCTGCGGCGCGATCTACGGGCTGATGGTGGGGCTGAGGTTGCCGGTGACGTTCGTCACGCCACAAACTTGGCAGAAGCACCACCACGTCGGCGCCTCGCCTGACGCGGCCCGTCAGCGGGCGGTGCAGCTCTACCCGGCGATCGCTCCGATGCTCGCCCGCAAACGCGACCAGCACCGCGCCGACGCCCTGCTGCTGGCCTGCTACGGCAGGCACACGCTCAATGGGACAGGAGGCGGCCAGTGACCGCCTCCCCGCTCCCTCATACCGGCACGCTCAAGCATCTCGGCTCGAATGAGGTAGTATCTGAATGTGCGGCGTGAGAGAAGAAGGATTCCACCGGTCTACCGGTGAGAGGAAGAAGCAGGCGAACAACAAGGAAGCTCAAGGGGAGCGGTGGTCGCGGTCGAGGCAGTTGTCGAGAATGCGCGCCAGCATCTGGTTGCGCGCCTCGGCATTGTGGGTGACGACATACATCGTTGCGCCGAGGAAACCGATGTTCAGCAGGGCGAGCATGAGGAAGGCGGGCGGCAGTGCGCGGACGATCTTCTCGGAGACCGAGGCGATCACCCCGTCATGGCTGCCGCCCTCGGCCATCAGCCCCGCTTGGGTTCAGGGTGCGCTGGCAGGCTCTGGTCAGGCCGCGCAGGCTGCCCTGGCAGCGGCATACCAGCGACCAGCGAGGGGTCGACACAAACGTACCGCCAGCCTAGCCCAGGAATTCCCGCAACGACCCAAAATTTGCCGGATGGCAGACTGTTATCGGGGCGTGCTGGTTGTCCAGGCAGCGATTGGTCAGGGCGACCGCCTGGGACCGGCTGGCCACTGGGGTGCCCACCAGACGGCAGCCCCTGGTCAGGGCGGTTGGGGCGTCCTGGCGACGGCCAGATGGTACCGGGCTGCACCGGCAGGGTGTTGTCGGGCCCGATCGGCACGATCGGCCGGGTGTGCGACGGGGGCGGCCAGATGCCAGGAGGCGGTTCCGGCAGCGTGTTGTCGATGCCAGCCCCCAGGTCGAAGCCGTAGCCGGGATCGACCGGGCCCTCCATCCCCGGCAGCTCATTGTCCGGGTGTCCTTCGCCCCGGTGCAGGATCTTGATGTATGCGAGCGGCATGTGCGTCTCCTCTGGTTGGTCGGCCACGCGGCTGCTCTACAGCCCATCGCCATCCAGCGGTAGCGCTGCGTCGATGAACATTACAGCAACGGTTGTCCACATACCACATGATGTGTGCACGGGTTGCGACACGGCACCAGATCGGCGGGGGTGCGGAATAGTACGGATGTTGCGCGAAAAACCCGGCGATCGCGGTTGCGGGCTCGGACATGACAAGCGTATGTCGGAAGTTCCCTCGCGGCCAGAGGCGAGGGTCTGAATGTAGCTGCGGCGTCGCCCGGCCAGGGAACGACGCCGCGTAGCTGAACAACTAGCGTATGGAGGTACGCCAGATGCTTACACTTGCGCGCATATCGGCATCCGTTCATGGGTGCAAGCGATATTTCTGCGATGATCCATCAACGGCATCAATCAGTGCCCCGTTGGTGCAATCGTGAGTTTCGCAGAGCAGTTCTGGTTGCACCTGCGCCCCAGTCTTACCCGCCTGACGATCGCCGAGGCGCGCTGCGTCGCGGCCGGTGTCGAGACGTATGGCAACGCCTGGAGCGTGGTCATGGACTACGCCCGGAACCGGGGCGCGCTGCACCTGCCGGTGCCCGACCAGGATGAGCTGATCGACTGGATCGGCACCACGCTGTGTCTGGCGATCCTCGAAGCCGAGGCGGCGGGCTGGGGCGAGTGGCTGGAGCGCAACCACATCGATCCATCAGGGGCACGGGTATGAGCACGGGATGGGTGCCCCCTGGCGCGCGGTTCGACGATCGCCCGTATGACAGCAGGCCCCTGGGCAGCAGGGCGAACGGACACGCTGAGGCTGAGGTAGAACCGGAGCCAACACCGCCAGCGGACGAGGAAGACGACTTCGATAGTATCGATAGTCATATCCTTCCCAAAGTTCGCTGGAAGTGGGCCAGAACATCCGACTGGGCTGACCGCGATATTCCTGAGCGGGATTGGATCTTACCCGGCTGGATACCGCGCCTGCAGGCGACCGGCATCTACGGTGTCGGCGGTGTCAATAAGACTGATTTCTGCGTGCAGATGCTCCTGGCTCGCTCCAGGGGGTTATCTTTCGTCGGGTTTGAGCTGGAGGCGTCCCCTGTGCTGGGGATGTTCTGCGAGGACACCGAGGAGGAGATCATCCGCCGGGCCACCAAGATTGCGGCGTCCTACGGGATGTCCCTGGCAGACTTTCCCGACTTTCACTTCGTTTCTCTGGTTGGTTACGATTCCCCGGAATTCGTCGAATTCGACGGCAACAACATGCGGATCAAACGGTCGCTGAAATCGTTCGACAAACGGATATCGGAGAGCGGCGCGCAGCTGGCGGTATTGGATACCGCGCCGCACTTCTTCGGTGGCAACGAGATCGACCGGCGGCAGGTGAGCCGGTTCATCCGCAAGCTGGATGCTATCTCGATCATGCGCCGCTGCGCTGTCGTGTTCGCGGCCCACCCTAGCCAGAGCGGGCGCAAGAGCGGGCGGCTGGACAGCGGCTCGACCGGCTGGGAGGGCTCGGTGCGCGCCCGCCTGTCGCTCGCCCGGCCCGAGGATGAGAAGGGGGAAGAGGACGCGGACACCGATGAGCGCATTCTGACCCTACGGAAGAGCAATTACGCCCAGGCCGGGAAGGAGCTGAAGCTATCGTGGAAGGAGGGCGTCTTCTCCGCCGGTAAGGGCGCTGCCGACCAGCCGGAAGCCCCACGCGGCCCGGCGCGCAACGCCAGCTGTATCGACAGGTTTCTGGCGCTGCTCGATCAGGTGACGGTGCAGGGTGGCCACGTGATGAACGCCGCCAATTACCCCACCACCTACGCGCCCGCCGTGTTCGCCGCCATGACCAAGGACTACTCCAAGGCGGAGTTCACGCGTGCCATGAACACGCTCTGGGGAGAGGGTCGGTTGCAGATTTTCACCGACGGTCCAGCCTCCCGGCAGAGAAGGTTTATCGTTTCGGTCCAAAAAGCTGGGATATGATGCAATATCAACGAGTTCCAGATTCACTGTGTAATTCGTAAATTGAGCGATATCAAACACTTAACCGAGGCACTAGCACATGGCAAATTACCCCCCTACACCGTAACGACGTAACCCGTTGAAATCACAGGTGTGTAGTATATACCATCGTCTATACCACTGCTCCTGCTAACCCATTGATAAAGGCTACTGCTTCTAATGCGTAATGAATCGCATAGTGACCGTGATAAGTCTTTGTTTTTAAACACAATCTCAATGTGGTGGTAGTGTGGTATGTATGAAACATACAAATATCCAGCTGGCGCTGTGCGCTTCGCGCCAGCTGGATAAGACAGTGAAGAAGCGCGCGAGTTGCGGTGGCCCGCTAAGGGGCTAAGCTGCGGGACGCCCAGGGGTTGCCGCCCCCGAACGCCCCTGACCACACGAGCATGGAAGGATGCCCGCATGGCTAATCCAGAACCTACCTCCCCCGGAACCAAGCGTCGCGTCCCAGGCGCCGGGCGATGACCGATCGCTTCGTCAAAATCCCCTACGGGCTGCACGTCCCCACCGGGCGGATGATCCACATCGCCAGCGCGAGGAACGGTGATGACTGCGAGTGCGTCTGCGCCGAGTGCGGCTGGGCGCTGCGGGCGCGCCAGGGGCCGGTGAACGAGGCGCACTTCGCCCATCAGCCCGACAGCCACGGCAGCGGCGGCGGTGGTAGCGGCGGCGGTAGCTGCTCCACCGCGCCGGAAACCTCCCTGCACAAGGCGGCCAAACAGTTCCTGCTGGACGCTGGCGAGCTGGTGATCCCGGCACTGGCCGCCAGACACCCCAGCGGCGCCTTCGGGCGGGTCGTACAGGGCGCCCGGCGCGTGGCCCTGATCGAGCCCCGTAAGGAGGTCCAGGGCCTCCCAGGCTTCGTCCCGGACGTCATGGGGATGGCGGATGGCGCGCCGCTCATCATCGAGATCCACGTCACCCACCGGGTGGACGCGAAGAAGCAGGCCCTGATCCGTAAGCACGGGGTTTCCGCCATGGAGATCTACCTCGATTCCTACCGGGCAATGCCAGAGAACACGCACCGGGAGATCGTGCTGAGCACGGCTCGGCGCGTGTGGCTCTGGCACACCCGGCAGGCTGAGATCGATGCCGTCCTGGCACGCGAGGTGGCCGAAGCTGAGGCAGCTCGGCAGAGAGCGGCGGAGGCGCGGGCGAGGCTGGCGGCGGAGGCTGAGGCGCAGCGGCTGGCTGATGTGGCGGCAGCGGAGGCGCGGCGGCAGGCGGCGTGGCAGCGTCAGCTGGCGGAGGCGGATGAGCGCTATCGGGCCGAGCTGGAGATGTCCGAGCGTCAGAGGATCGAGCGGGAGACGGCAGAAAAGCTGGCGGCCGAGCGTCGCCGGGTTGAACGGGAAGAAGCAGACAAGCTGGCGGCGGAGGCGGCAGAGCAGCGGCGGATTGCCCTGGTGGCGGAGGAGGAGCGTCAACGCGTCGAGCTGGCGGCTGAGCGAGAACGGCGGCGGCGGCAGTGGGAGGCCGAGGAACCGTTGCGCCGGGCGCGGGCGGAAGAAGCGGCGGAACGGGACCGCCTGCAACGCCTCCAGCGGGAAGAGGAGCAGCGCCAGGAGCGCGTGCGGCAGGAGGAGGAGGGGCTTCGACACGCTAACGCCATCCTCGCCTGGGCGGAGAGCTACTATCCGGCCCGCGCCAACCCGCCGCCCGATCTGTCTGGCCTGGGGCCAGCCTATGTCGTGTGGCTGTTCCAGCAGGCCACCAGCCGCAAGGCGCATCTCGCCCTGGTCGATCAAGAACCCATTCGCCGCTGGTTCGGCGATCCGAGGTGCAGCTCTGCGGCGAAGGCTGCCTGGGAGCGCCATGCGCCGTGAGCCTGCCGCCGCCCTACTACCGCCGCGCTAAAGCCGCCAGGAAGTCGCCACAGGCCGCCCTGCCGTTTGCCGCCCCTGCGGCCCTCCCGGCGCCCCGGACGCCGTCCTGCACCATCTGCGGCTCGCGGCAGGCCCACTTCGGCTACGGGCCGCCCCTGGTGGCGACGCTGATCTATGCCTGCTTCGCGCATCGGGCCGAGGTTGACCCGGCGGAGGCGCTGCCCGACTGGCTACGGTGATCAGTCCTTGCGGCTGTCGAAGCGCTCGTTGCGGCGGGTGATGCGTCCGGTCAGGATGCCGTCGGAGATCGCCCGGTTGATGGTGCCCTGTGGCCGGTTCAGCCGCTCGGCGATCGCCCGGTAGGCGACGCCCTCTGCCGCCAGCTTCAGGATCAGCTCGCGCTCGTCAGGCAGGATCGGCACGGGTAGCCGTCGGCGTTCTGCCATCGTTCCAACTCCACGGAGTCGGGACGGCAGTATACCAAATCCCGATTCGGTCGGGAACGAGGCGCGAACTTTAGTTCTCTGGGTAGCCGGGTGGCGCCGGTACGAAGCACATAGCGACTGCGATTGGCCCCTTGCTTCTGATCGTGCGATACAGCCAGCCACCTGGAACGCGAATACGCTCCAGGTGATCGCCAGTCTCTGGCGATGATACGTCTTCCCACAACACAGTATCGCTCATGCGCGTTTCTCCTTTTGCGGAAACGTCTCTTCCTGCTCCTTCAGCTTCCACCAAACCCACCCGGATTTGTAGTTGTGCGCCCTGGCGTAGGCGGCCAGCTCCGCCTCGGTGCGCGGCTTGCTGAGCAGCTGGCGGTACGTCATCCGGGCGATGTGGGCATACTGGTCGAACACCAGCTCCTGCATCGGCGCGTTGTCGGCCACCAGCAGCTTCCGCGTCGGGCGCTGGGCGCCGCAGTCGATGCAGCGGTTGTGCTCACCCCGGTTGCGGGTGCCGCACTCCTTGCACGTCCAGGGCTTCAGCGCGCCGCAGTTGGAGCAGGTCGGCCGGGTGGGTGAGTTCAGCACGCCGCACTTGATGCAGTCCCACGGGGTGGGTGCGGCCTTGTCCTTGTCGTTCTTCTTCGTTACGCCATCGAGGCTCCAGTCGCGCGGCTCGGTGGGCAGGCCGTGGGCGACGCAGTTGCGGGCGTGGTCGAGCACCGTCAGATGGCCGCCGTCCGCCTTCGGGCGCATGCCCCGGCCGATCTGCTGCAGGCACATCGTCAGGCTCTGGGTGGGGCGCAGCAGGATCACGCAGCCCACCGACGGGACGTCGAGCCCCTCGGAGATGATCTCGCAGCTGGTGAGCACCTGCGTGCGGCCGTCCTGGAGCCCCTGGATGGCATCGTCGCGGCTGGCCTTGTCCAGGCCGCCGTGGACGGCGGTGGCGCGGTAGCCAGCGTCCTGGAACGCCGCAGCGACCGCCTCGGCGTGCGCCACGGTGACGCAGAACGCCATGCCGGTGGTGCCCTCGGGCAGCGCCTGGAACTCTTTCACCGCGTCGCCGGTCACGCCGCTGGCACGCTCGGCCAGCTCGTGCTCGTCATAGTCCCCGGCGATGGTGCGCAGGCCGGTGGTGTTGATGGTGGCGGAGGGGATGAACACCTTGCACGGCGCGAGGTAGCCCTGGTCGACCAGATCCTGCATGGCGGGGCCGCACACGATGGCGTCGAACGATCCGCCGCAGTGCTTGCCGAGGCCCTTGCCGTCCAGCCGGGCGGGTGTCGCGGTGACACCGAGCAGGCGCGCGTCGGGCTGGCTGGCGAGCAGCTTGGCCCAGGTCGAGGCCACGGCGTGGTGCGCTTCGTCGATCACGATCAGCTGGAACTGGGGCAGGGTGTCGAGGCGGCGGGCGACGGTCTGGATGGAGGCCACGATCACCTGCGCGTCGTGGTCGCGGTCCTGCCCGGCGGCGATGATGCCGTGCGGCACACCGAGCGCGGTCAGCTTGTTGGAGGCTTGCTTGATCAGCTCGCGGCGGTGGGCGAGCACCAGGGTGCGGGTGCCCTTGGCCACGGCGGACTTGATCACGTGGGCGAAGACGACCGTCTTCCCGCCGCCGGTCGAGAGCTGGTAGAGGGGCGCCTTGGCGCCGCCCCGGAACGCGTCGCGGATGCGCTCGATGTCGGCGGTCTGGTAGTCGCGCAGGGTGAGGGGCTCGCTCACGCCACGCCCTCCTTGATCTTGATCTGCTTCACCGGCACCCAGCGGCCTTCGTTGCGGTTGCCGGTCGGCTGGATGAACCAGCACAGCTCGCCACGCAGAACGATGCTGGGGCGCTCCCAGCACAGAGTGCTGCTGATCTCCCAGTCGGTGCCGAAACGGGCCAGGGCGCTACGCTGGCTGTTGGTCTTGGGGGTCCATGTGACGCGGGTCATTGGGATACTCCTGAGAAGGGATGATTAGGCTGCGAACCGCAGCTTCGGCGCCTCGACGGTGATCTCGTAGCCCTGCGCGCGAATGAGCCGCAGCATGTCTTGAGTGATCGTCTTGGTGCCAGCAAGCGCGCAGAAGAACGCCGATTGCTTGCAGGCGGGGTAGATCGTCTCGTTGCCGTAGACTTGGCGGATCTGAACGGTGATGGTCATTGGGATACTCCTGGGGTCGGGGTGGTGAAGCGACTTATGAAGCATCATGGATCATCTGTCAAGCGCGATCGTTGTTGCCAGATCGACCATATTGCCGGGCAGTAGGCTGGGGTCGATCGCGATGAACCCGGCGCCTGGGGTGAGCAGCATCGCGGCACCCGTGATCGCCCCCGAGTGCGGGTTGAGCCGGATGATCAGCTTGATCGGGCGCGGCGCCACACCATCGGCCAGCGCGTCCACCAGGATCACCGCCTCGCCCAGGCTGTTGCGCGCCTCCAGGCGGTTGAGGTGCAGGATGCGCAGCGGCGGCCCGTCGGGCGCCTCGACGGGGATCGGTGGCCCCAGGTCGGCGTAGGTGTGGCTGGTCATGGCAGTGGCCTCCCGTCGCGGATCGCGCGTGCGGCGGTCAGGAACGCGTGGGTGTAGCGCCATGTGTCAGGCTGTGCGCGTTGTGCCGCCCAGGCCGCGATGGTCGCCAGATTGGCACGCACGGTGCGGTGGGTGCAGACCCGCATCTCGGACATTCGCACCGCCCGCGAGCGGGCTGACAGGCCGGGGTTGTGCGCCGTCAGCTCGCGCTCCAGCAGCGCCTTGGGGGCGCTGACCGGCAGCCGCAGGTAGAGGTCCAGCAGGCGCTGGGTGGTGCCTGGGTGGTTGGGCATCGGGATACTCCTCGGGGTGGTGGGGCGGCACTGTAGCCGCCCCTGGGTGGATCAGAACGGGATGTCGCAATCCAACTTGGATTCGGGTTTCGCCACTTCGCCCCACGGCAGGCCGAACTTGTCGGCGCAGATCGGGCCGTAGCCGACGCTCACCGAGCGCTCGTCGGTCAGCTCGCGGCGGCAGAAGCAGCACGCGCCGACGTCGTGGCCATACTGCGCCGCAGCCGCTGCGGGATCGGCGTTGAACAGCGCCAGCGCTGCCTCGACCGCCGTGGTGTCGCCCACCTTGCGGCTCGGCTGCCACGCACCGTTCAGCGCGATGCGGCCGAACCACACCCGGGTCTCGAAGCCGCCGGGGTTGGCGTCGGTCACGTTGATCGAGCCCGGCTGCTGCGCCTTGATGCCAGCCACCGACAGGCGGAACTCGTAACCGGCGGCAGTGCGGAACACGATCGCGGCGCGGTTGCCCGCGTTGCAGAACAGCTCAACGATGCGGCCGAAGTTCTTGGTAGCCGGTGCAGCTACGGGTGTGGCTACGGGCTTGGCGGCGCGCTTGGTCAGCTCGCGCACCCAGTAGAGCTGCTTGTCGGAGAGCGAGCCGCGCTCATGCGCCTGGGCGATCAGGCTGGTGGCGAAGCTGCGGTCACGCTCGCTGAGCGCATGCAGCACGTCGGTCAGTAGGGAAACGTCGGTGAAGGACATCTGGGATACTCCTGTGAGGGTCGTCGTCGGGTGGTGAAGCAGCTTATGAACCATCAGAGATCCTGTGTCAATAGTCGATGGTTCATATTGACCTCAGAAAACTTTGCGCCCAGCTTTAAGGTGCTCACCACCCACAAATGAGGATCCTCATGCCAGACCACAGCACGCAAAGCATCAGCCCCGAGGCCGCTTTAAGGGTCACGAGAGAGGCGGTCGGCGGTGCCATCAAGGGGTATCTCAAGCGCAACAAGATGTCGGTTTCAGAGTTCAATACGCAGGTGCTCGGCATCGAGCCGAAGGCCACCACGGCCTACACCTGGATCGCGTGCCGGGGGCTGCCGTCGCCGCGCTACGTGGCGCTCCTCGCCAAGGCGCTGCACAAGCCACGGGCCTTCTTCGAGGTACCGCACGCCTACCCGCAGCCCAATGGCGACGGCGCAGATATGACTGCGACGCAGTCACCGCCGCCACCCGTCGCGCCGGTCATCGTTCACGCTCGCAACCCGCGCAAGATCGCGCGCGAACGTACCAATGGGGCGATTGCAAACGCCATCGCGGACACGCTTGAAGGCCCGGCAAGGAACTCGCTCACCTACTGGTCGAACCCCGATGGCTCGGTCACCGTGACGATGATCTTTAGCGGCACTCGATCGGCTTCGGGGCGGGTCTTTAAGGCTCTGCGAAAGCTTGGTGTAGACGTAACGAAAAAAGATGAAACCACCGCTTGACACATGAACCATCAGGGGAGCATAAGGGGTTCGCGGCCACCGAGGCCGCACCTCAGGAGTATCCCAGATGACCATCACCACCCCCGCCACCGTCGAAGTCACCTTCTCCAAGGTCGAGGCACTCAGCGCCGCCTGGGCGCTTAAGGCCTCCGCCGCCGAGGCCTACTGCGACGAACGCCTGACCGTCGCTGGCACCAACTACTCGCTGGCCGCGCGCCTGTTCTTCGCCTCGGGCTACACCAGCAAGGGCACCCTGTGCTCGCAGCTGGCGCAGCTGATCGACCAGGAGGCACTCGCGATCGCCAGCGGCAACGACGACGACGCGCAGTATGCGTCCGACAGCATCGCCGATCTGAAGGTCGAGCTGCAGGACTACAGCGAGGCGGCGCGGCTCAAGGTGATCAAGGAGACGTTCTGATGAGCTGGAATCTGAACCGCGCCGATGCGGGTACCCGGCTGAACCGCTTCCGCAATTGGGAAGCACGCGGCCTGCCCTACTGGCACAGCCGCGTGCTGACCTGTCACAGCCGCGTCCTCAATGCCGACAGCGCCAGCCAGCTGGACCGCGCCCTGAACGACCGCGAGGTGGCAGAGCTGGCGGTGCGGCGGCTGACAAAAGGAGCCTGAGCATGGAGCCCAAAGACAACATCGAGTGGCTGGATATGATGATCCGGCACTCCGGGCTGACCGACTGCAAGCCGCAGCTCGCATTGATCCGTATCGAATTGCTGATGCTGCGGCAGCTCAATGAGATCAGCGAGCGGTATCAGCGCAACATGGATGCGCTGCTCGCTGCCAACAAACGAGAGGAGGTGTGATGGGCGACGACACCGATGACGGGCTCCCATGGGGCCACGTCACCGACGACGGGGTGTGGCACGAGCTACCCAAGCAGCCAATGCTGCTCGGGGGGTTCGGCCCGCCCCCGTTTTACGTCGTGCTGCCGACCGGCGCGGTGCGCCACGTCGTGCATCGGCCAGAGGAGACAACGCCGTGAGCGTCACCCCAGCGCTAATGACCCGGCTTATCAATCTGTCCACGCCGGAACGGCATAACATGAGCCAATTCTTAGGGCATCTCCCTCATTTCCTCGGGAATGGCTCAGTGCAGCTGTGCGGCACCTACTCAATCGACGATCTGATCGACATCGCCATCGAGCTGGAGGCCAAGACACCATGACGGACGAAGACAGCACCTATCAGGCCGCGCTCGATCGTGAGGCGGAGCAGAGGCAGATGCGGGTCACAGGCGCTGCCAACGTGCAGACATTGCGCGCACTCCCCGGCGCTATCCCGCCCGAGGCCGCTAGCATGGCCCTGGAGCGCCTGCTGGAGGCGATGTGCCTCACCAGCACCGTCAACCGCACTGCCGCCGAGGCCTACAAGATCATGTTCCGGGTGGCCGCTGTCTCGGCGCCGTTTGGCCTGCAGGGACCGGGGGTGGAGAAGATCATCGCCACCCTGGCGAAGCGCCTCGACGCCCATCTCGCCACACTGCCTAACGCGCCACCGCCACCCCCAGGTGCCGCGTGACCGACCGCGAGACAGCCTTGCGAAATGTGGCGGACATCGCTGCCAATGCGGTGTTCCTACTGGAGAACGCCAAGCACTACCTAGATCATCTCACACCAGAGGAGGCGCAGCTGTGGTTCAAAGCACGGCAGGCATGCGACTTTCTCTTTTATGCGGTGAACAAGCCATGATCCGCTACTGGGGCGTCATGGTCCTCACTATCCCGCTTGCCATGCTACTGCTGGCGGCCGGTGTCCTGCGCGCCCCTACAAAACGTGATACACGCGTATGAACAGCCAGGGGAACGCGCATGGCCATCATCACCGTCGCCGCAGGCGGCTCGATCCAGGCCGCGATCAACGCCGCCGCACCGGGTGACATCATCGACGTCGCCGCCGGGCGCTACGTCAATCAGTTCCTGACCGTCGGTAAATCGCTGACCATCGAAGCGATCGGCGGCCCCGCCGTGCTCGCCGCCACCACCAACGCACCCAACGGCAAGGCCATCATCACCGAGGGCGCGGGTGGGATCACCGTCAATCTCTCGGGCTTTGACGTCAGCGGCGCGGTGGTCGGCGACAACAACGGCGCGGCGATCCGCTATGAAGGCGGCACGCTGAATCTCTCCAATGTTTCGTTGCATAACAACCAGGAGGGCATCCTGGGCGCGGCGGATTCCAACGGCCGCATCAGCATCGACCACAGCGAGATCGATCACAATGGCGAAGGCAGCGGCTCGACCCATAACATTTACGTCGGCGCGATCGCCCGGTTTAGCCTGACCAACAGCTACGTCCATGATGCGGTGGTGGGCCATGAGATCAAATCGAGGGCTGCTAGCAACAACATCACTGGCAATCGCATCTTCGATAATAGTGGCAGTGCTAGCTATAGCGTTGATCTGCCTAATGGTGGCGGCGCTACCGTCAGCGGCAACGTAATCGAGCAAGGCGCCAACACACAGAACCCGTTCATCATCGCCTACGGCGAGGAAGGCACCACCGGCAGTGGTGCCTCGGTGGCGATCACCGGCAACACCATCGTCAACGATGACCCGTCCGGGCGCGGCATCCTCAACACCACCGGCACGCCGCTCGGGCTGTCGGGCAACCGGGTGTTCGGGCTGGGGGCTGGCAGCTTCGGTGCCGACACCGTGCTGCTGACTACGCGCCCGACGCTGGACACCAGCGCCATGCACTTCATCTATCCGGCTGCTGGACAGCCACCGCCAACAGAACCACCGCCGCCACCACCGCCGCCAGTATTGCCGCCGACGCCACCACCACCCCCCACGCTGACGCTGAGCCAGTATCACACGCTGATCCTGCAGGACTTCAACCACTACGCTGCTGCCCACCCGGAGGTCTGGCACGACCCGGTCTCGGTCAAGGCGCTGATGACCGAGATCAGCTCGACCACCGTCCTGGCGCATGTCACAGGCGACGTATGGAGCGGGCTATGAGCTGCGAAGACGTCATGAATGCCGCTGAACTGCGCCTCCTGGTCGCAGAACTGCGCGCTACCATCGCCGAGCAGGAAGCCGAGAACGCCGATCTGGAGCGGCATAACCGCGAACTGCGGGAGGCGGTCGACGCGCTGTTGCAGCCGGATCGTTCCGAGCCACGAGAGTCAACCGCTTGAAGTTGGCTACAGTTACGCCTTCGTATCTTGTCGGAACTCTTTACAACACCATTGCAACGAAATGTGCTTCCCTGGCATCGCCCGCCCTCGGGTATCCTTTGCAAAGGGAAACGACATGCGCAACCTCCTACTCGCGGCAACCGCCATCGCCGCCGTGGCACTGGCACCGGTCGCCAATGCCACCCTGGTCCTGACGTTCGGCCAGAACGGCAGCGGCAACACCATCACCGGCACCGCGTCAGGCGGCACCAGCACCACGATCAGCGGCACCGACGTCTCGGTCAGTGTCACCCAGATCCTGGGCGGCTCGCCCAGCGTCACCGACTTCCTCACCCTGAACGCCATCAGCGACGGCGCCGCCTTCATGGTCGGCACCAGCGTGCTGCAGCACTTCGACGGCACCTTCAGCATCCGCACCGCAGCCGGTGGCGGCGGCACCAACCTGCTCTCCGGTGCCTTCACCGACCTGCTGCTGGGCACCGGCCCCGCCGCCACCATCACGGTCGGCGCGCCACCCGACCTCGCCGCCTTCACCAGCGATGTCGTGCCGCTCGATCAGCTTGGCCCGCCGGTCGCGGTCGCGTTCTCGTTCGCTAACGTCACCCCGCCGGTCGGATTGGACGGCTCGACGCTGGCCAGCTTCACCAGCTCCGTATCGGGCACCTTCAGTGCCGAGCCGATCCCGGCACCGGAACCCGCCAGCCTCGCACTGCTGGGGATGGGCGTGCTGGGCCTGGGCGTGGTCGCCAAGCGCCGTCGCACATAAGCGGGGGCACACCCGCGTCTGGGAGCCACTACAGGCGACATGGTTGAGACCCCCTTGACGTGTCGCTTGTCTTTTTAAAGGAACGTCACAATGAAAAGACTTCTCGCCACCACCGCGATCGTCTGCGGTGCGCTCTGGTTCCACCCGCCACATGCGTCGGCCATGCCGGTGATCGGAGATACCGGTGATCCACAGCTCTGGGTCGGCCCGTCAGGCACCACGGGCGCGCTCGGTGGCACCGCGATCGGTCACGAGAGCAACCTGATCAGCGGCACCGCAGCCGGTGGCAGCACCCTGGTGTTCGGCGTGCAGGGCAACCACACCATGCAAAGCCCGACACTGGTGATCTTCGCTGCACCCACCAACGCGCCGATCAGCCTGACCTCGCTGTCCTGCACCGGAGCCGGGAACGCCTGCGCCATGGCCACCGGGGGCATCTACGGCCTGTCACTGGCCACGCCCACACTCAGCGCAGGCCAGGACGTCTACGCCCAACTGGGCCTCGCCAGCGGCGGCAGCGAGAGCTACGCCAACTTCGCTTTGACCTCGCCGTTGCAATCACCACCACTGCCGGTGCCCTCCACTTATTTCCTCGATGCGTTCGTCATCCCGGCGGCGATCACCGGCAGCATCGACCTCAGTGCCACCGAGATCGGCGCTGCCGCCGGTACCTACGTCATGACCTACTCGTGCGAGGTTGGCTCACCGGCCGGGCTGGCGTGCGATCCGAACGGCGCGATCGGGCAGACACCGTTCACCAACGCGGGGCTTCTCACCACCACGTCGATGGGACCGCCTCCACCACCGCCGCCTCCACCGCCTCCACCACCTCCGCCAGTCGATGCGCCTGAGCCTGCATCACTGCTGCTGCTCGGCCTGGGCGCGCTCGGCATCGGCGTCGTGACCGCCAGAAAGCGGCGCTGATACCAGTGGGCCAGGGGGTGCAAGCCCTGGCCCACGCCCAGCTCAGGCGTCTACCGGGCGGCCGTAGCAGCGGTCGACGTAACCGGTGCCGTTCTTGACGCTCCATTCGATCTGCCAGTCCTCGGTCTTGGCGATCGCGGCCAGCAGGTCCGACTTCACGATCTGCACCCAGATCACATCGTCAGCGGCCACCAGCCCGATCTGGATCGGACCCTTGTGGCGCTTGACGGCGGCAATGACATCCTTGGTGATCATGGCTCAGTCCTCCCCTCCCCAAGTGACCAAACAGGCGGCAATGGTGTGGAGGGAGCCGTTCGTGGCGCGATAGGTTACCTTGCTGCCCTCGATCTGCACGACAACGCCAAGCAGATGGCCCAAAACCCGGTCGAAAGCGTGGATAGTGCGGGAAGGAGTGTAAGTGTAAACCTTCGTCTTTGGGGTGGTGGTCTTGGTCATCTGGGATACTCCTGGGTTGGTAAGTTCCTTATGAACCATCAGGAACCATCATGTCAAGTGATTAGATTTGCCCGTAAGGATATTTGCCGCCAAATTGAGACATGCCTCGATTGCTTGAGAACATCTCGGCCGCCCATCGCAAGCCCCGTCAGGCGAGGCCTGGGACACCCCCTGGTAGAGGTGGAGGCGGCGTTGGTGGTCAGCCGCCCTTCATCGCGACACCCGCCCAGCGCACCGAGGTGCGCCGCATGACCGCGTGCGGCTTCACCATCGAATCTATCTCGGTGATCATGGGCATCCCCCACGCCACACTGGAGCTGCACTTCCCGTTCGAGCTGACCAACGGCAAGCTGATGACCGACGCCAAGATCCTTGGCGGCATCGTCACCATGGCGGAGGAGGGCGATAAGACCATGTCGATCTTCTGGGCCAAGGCACGCAGCGGCTGGCGCGAGCGGGGCGATGACGCCAGTGCCCAGGCCGCGTTCACCATCAACATCTCCAACAGCAGCAGCAACGGCGGCGCGATACCGGACGACAGCCGCACCATCACCGTGCATAGTCTGCCGCACCCCGAGGAGGAACCGTGAGCAACGTCGCCAGGATCTTCACGGTGATCGACCAGCTGGAGGGCCTGCGCAAGCAGGCGACGGTGGAGCGCTCGCATTACTATGTGAACGCGACCGCGATCAAGGCGATCGAGCTGCTCTACGAATACGCTGCCACGTTCAAGGAAGAGATCGCTGATCCGCTCTCGGTGGCCAAGGCCTACGTGAAGGAGAAGCCGTGATGATCGACAGCACATCCGACGAGCGCACCATGAACAACGTGATGCGACACGAGTACCGGGTGCTGACCGATGACGAGAAGGCCACTATGAAAGACGTCAAAGACATGGGCCTGATGTTCGTCACGACATGCGACAAGATCGGTCAGAGCCGCGAGCTGTCACTAGCCAAGACCAGGATGGAAGAGGCGGTATTTTGGGCCGTCAAGCACGTGACACGCTGATGCCACTGCCAACACCATTCAAGCCGCGCAAGATGCCAGAGCGCATCAAGCGCCACATCGCACTGCGCGATCTCGCCGAGACCCAGGCAGCGGACAAGGGTAAGACGCTGAACCGGACACAGGCCAAGGCGCGTGCTAAAGAGCTGGAGAAGGACACGCTGCCGCACACCGCCGACTATTGGAACACGTATCTGAAACCGAGCTACGAGCCAGAGCGATGAGCTTCGACCATAGTAAGCAGTGCCACTGGTGTGGTGGCGCTAATCTGGACCGCACGCCCGGCTATGCCGGTGAGTGTCAGTGTCTCACCTGTGGCTGGGGTGGTAGTGGAGAGAAGGACGTGCCTTGCATGTTCTATAAGCTGATCCGCGAGCCACGAAAGTGAGTGCCCGCATGCCCAGCCAGTCAGTCCCACCGATCGACCAGATGCACGAGCTGCTCGCGGGTGTCGACATGAGCCAGTCGCAGCATCTGATGCGCGCGTTCGACATCATGGCCGAGCGGCTCAGCGGCGTCAGTAATAGTACAGCGTTGTGGGCGCTGGCCACGCTAACCGCCAAGATCCTGGCAGGCTGCGCGATGGACGACGACATCATGACCGCCACCACCACGCGGTTCAGTAGCATGCTGAAGGCAGCGTATCCGATCATGGTGCGCGCACTCGAAGACGCGCAGCGCCAGCAGGAGGGACGGCCGAAGTATGACGCGTGAACGCGCTGAACAGCTTACCGAGCAGGTGTATCGGCTTGCCGAGTTCCGTAAATGGATCGAGAGCAACGTGCTGTTCCCGGTGGTGCCGGATAGCATCGTCAAGCCATTACGTGCCCAGCTGATTGACGCCGAGAATGCCCTGGTGGTTCAGCTCTACAGCGAGGGTGAGTTCGAGCGCATCGCGGCGATCCATAAGAGTCTGCTGAGGCCGACACCATGTGTCGGGTGAGGAGGGAGCATGACTGCCATCGACGACTGCAACGAGGCACGCGCGCAGATCAAGGCGATCGCTGAGTCTGTGCTGGCGCTCAAGGACAGTACGTTCAACGGCGAGGCGATCGCCAATGTCATGCTCGCCTACCGGCATCTCGAAGACGCAAGCATGCGGTTGGGCAAGGCGATTCAGGCGATGGACGGCGGCACATCGGTCTATGACAAGCGCACCACCGTCGGTGCGTGACAGTTACTGGCAGTGGCTAGCGGAGCGAATTGATATGCCCCTGGTAAAGAGCAAGTCTGACAAAGCCGTTGGCAAGAACATTGAGGCAGAGCAGGCTGCTGGCAAGCCGCACAAGCAGGCGATCGCGATCGCCTTGGACGTCCAACGCCGCGCGAAAGGCAAGAAGCGAAAGGGTAAATAAATGGCTTATGACGAAGGAATGAAACAGCACGCAAATATGGCACGCGCCAAGGGATTCATGCCGAGTGGCGACCATGGCTGTCAGAGTCTCGATAGTGTCAACGGCGGCCACAAGAGTCCAAATGCTGGGATCAGTCACACGCCGTTGGGCGATCACGAGCGGGCGGGGCCGCCGCACATCAGCCGGGGTGGTGGCAAGCTGCCTGCGACTGCGCACTCGGACCATGGGCCACACCACATCCCTGGCTGACGGCCGGTGGCGCCGCCACCGAGGAAGTTAACGAAGCAGGTGACGCACTACACGCCCAAGGCCGAGATGCAGTCGGAGCGGTGTGATCTGTGCGTGCATTGGCGTGCGCCTGACGCGTGCCATCTGGTGCTGGGCCTGATCCGGCCTGGGGGATGGTGCGATCGCTGGATCAAGCGAGCAGGATCACGATAGCCGAGCTGCATGAGAGTGCCGAAGTTGATGAGCGAGCCGACCCTCGTGAGGGTACCGAAATGGCAGAGCGAGCCGAAGATCCTGAGAGCACCACGAACGCCGAGCGAGCCCCAGCGCAGGAGCGTACCGCGAAGACAGAGCGAGCCGGGTCGCAGGAGAGTGCCGAACTATCTGAGCGAGCCACGAACGGCGAGAGTGCCAACGTACTTGAGCGCGCCGAAGCGCTAGAGAGTACCGTGAACCCAGAGCGAGCCGAGCCCCCGCGTTATGGGCTCGGCTACCCTCACATCGAACAGCCTGGGCATCATCTGTGGGCGGCGCAGCAGGCGGGCTGGCCCGAGCACCTGCCCTACGAGGCGTGGCGCGATCTGGTAGTGATCCACAATACCGACAAGGCGCCCACCGCCAGCTCGGCCGACCACCCGGCGTTCAAGCAGGACTACGCGCCGAACTATCTGGCCAGCCAGGAGCAGCCCGAGGACAAGCTGGCGCAGCACCCGGCCGTAGCGTCCCGACAGCGGCGCTGATGCTGTTCTGGATCGTCGTGGGTGTTCTGGCGATCGCTGTGGCAGCCTGCCTTATCGTGGTTGGGCTGATGATCAGGGATACCCAGGAGTTTGACTGATGATCCGCTGGCTGATCCGGCGCAAGCTGCACCACATCCAGCACTGGCTGCACTGGCAGCCGATCGAGGTGGTCAGCGAGATGCGTGACAACCATGTGTGGATCGGTGCCCGCTGCGTGGTCTGCGGTGCGGTCACGGGCTGGCATCGGACGCGGTTCTGATGACTGACGCTGGCCCGGTGATCTGTCCAGCGTGCAATGGACGCGGCTATGCTATCGTGCGCCTGGGCGTGTCGACGCCGTTGTCACGCGAGGAGTGCTGGATCTGCCAGGGCAACGGCTGGATCGAGTGGCCACCAGAGGAGGCAACCCAATGTCCTACGCCGAAGAGCGGGCCGAAGAGCGAGTCGCCGAGCAGCGAGCCGAGCTGACGCCGCACAACGAGACTGACGACGAACGCGCCGCACGCGAACAGGCGGCTCGCGAGCTGGCGATCGAGGAGCCGGGCCCGGTGGTGCAGATCTGCGAGCTGCACGGTGGCTACGTGATGGCGCTGCTGTCGCAGGTGGCCGACATGGACGGCCCCAACCTCGCCGCCCAGGTGAAGGTCCGCACCATCCTCGCCGTGGCGCGTAATGGCCTGGGGCCGCAGGTGGCGACCTGTCTGGTGGCCGAGTATGGCCTGACCCCGGCCGAGGCTGACGAGCTCGCACTGGAGCTCATGACCGCACCCGAGGGCGAGGCGCTGGTGTCGCGCCACGCACGGGAGACCGAGGCCGAGGCGGCTGAGAACGCGGAGCGGTGGGATGACCCAGCCGCCGAGCACGATCGGCCGCGTGATGAGCACGGCCGGTTCATCAGCGAGGCAGACGCGGCGCGGGAAGCGTGAGCGACACCCAGGCGTTCCCGGACAGCGACACGGCGTTCGGCGAGGGGCCGACGGCGCACGGCAGGCACAAGCGCAAGCGGTTCTCACGGGAGATGGGCGATGGGAGTGATCAACACCGGGATGGTGCCGAAGGCGATGATGGGGGGAGCGGGCTCGGAGGATCCCTACCAGGGGGCGCCGATGCCGCTGGGCCGCCAGCCAGCTCCGCCCCGGAGTAGTGCGCGGCTGATGGCCAAGGTGCGCGATGTGGCAAAGCTGCTGGCGCAGCACAACGATGGCGGCTATGCCCACCACTGCGGCGACCCGATGGCGCACCCATGCGGTAAGCTGTAGCCGGGCTTTCAGAGCGTGCCGATTGAGCGTGCCGATGGATGAGAGCGTGGCGCCGCAGCACATGCAGTGGCGTCTGTATCTACAGTGGCCCAGCGGCAGGCGCGAGAGCGTGGTGTGCGCTGGGCCACGCCCTGTGATGCCGCCCGGCCACGCTGTCCTGCTTGCCTCGATGCCTGTGCCTGCCCTGGCTGTCCAACCTCTGGATTATTGGCAAACTAGGAGACCTGACTAGGAAAAGAAGCTTTCTTGCGCTTCCCCTGCTCGCCGTGGTAGTCCCCTAGATGTCTTCCAGCCGTGGAAGCCGAGTGTGCCGATCTAGGGGAGCGAGCCGCACGAGAAGAGAGTGCCGACTATGCCGAGCGAGCCAGGGTGGCTGAGTGTGCCAACCGAGATGAGCGAGCCAGCGCGCGTGAGAGTGTCATGAAGCGAGAGCGAGCCGCGAAATACGAGAGTGCCGTCAGAAGGAAGCGAGCCACGAGTGCTGAGATTACCGGAGCACGCGAGCGAGCCGTACCCCGTGAGAGTACCAACACAAGCGAGCGAGCCGCAGCCTGCGAGAGTGCCGACCACCAGAGAGCGAGGACCACAGTGAAACCACCCACCCAGAAGACCGGTAGAGGCGCCCGGAACAAGGCGCCTCCACCACCCCCACCCGACGTCGAGCCAGAGCAGCCGCTGGGCCCCGAGGACTTCCTGGAGATGCAGCCGCTCGATCTGGTGACCGACGCGCTCGATCTGCTGCGCCACGGTGCCAACGGTGGTGGCCAGGAGCTGACCAAGGGCCTGTTCCAGCGGCTCGATGCGCTGCACCAGCTGATGACCGGCACGATGGATCCCGGCCTGCTGACGCCGATCCAGAAGCTGACGGCGGATCTGAAGAAGGCCAGCCGCACCCTCGGCCGCGCCGAAGCACGCTTCCTCACCGATGCCTACTACACGATGCAGGAGAATCGCATCCGCACGCGGCATCAGGTCACCACCCTGGCGCAGCCGAAGGATACCGAGAAGGCGCCTGAATCTGCCGATGGCGAGGCGCCGAAGGAGAGAGTGCCCGAGCCGTATGACGTGCTCGAATGGCTATTCACCCAGGAGGATGCGCTGGAGGTGCAGATCCGGGGCACGCTGAACATCTACAGCCTGAGCAACCGGCCAGGGATCTGGGCCCGCAGCATCAAGGGCATCGGCCCGGTGATCGCGGCAGGATTGCTGGCCCATATCGACATCCGGCGGGCGCCGACGGTCGGGCACATCTGGCGCTTCGCGGGGCTCGACCCGACCAGCGTCTGGGGTAAGGGCGAGAAGCGGCCGTGGAACGCCGCGCTGAAGCGGCTGTGCTATCTGATCGGCGAGAGCTTCGTGAAGGTGTGCAACCGCCCCGACAGCCTGTATGGCCAGCTCTACAAGGCGCGCAAGGAATGGGAGACCGAGCGTAACTCGCGCCAACTGTATGCCGATCAGGCCAAGCTGGCGCTGGAGACCAAGAGCTACAGCAAGGAGACCGACGCGTTCAAGTGGTACAGCCAGGGCATGCTACCACCGGCTCGTATACACGCGCGTAGCCACAGACGCGCCACCAAGGTGTTCCTCTCGCATCTGCACGAGGTGATGTATTGGCACGAGTATGGCAAGCTGCCGCCGCATCCGTATGTGCTGGATCATGTGCCGGGGCATGTGCATAGCCTGGAGATCCCGAACGTCGACATGATCTTCCCGGAGCTTTACGAGGCGCGTCAGCGGGCGCAGCGTAACAAGCGTTAGCCGACATGCCTGAGAGTGCCGACTATGTGGAGCGAGCCTTGTCATCGGAGCGTGCCGAGCATCGCGAGCGAGCCGCTTCCGGCGAGTGTGCCGTATACAGTGAGCGAGCCGAGCGAGCCGAGAGTATCGACCCAGACGAGCGAGCCGATTGGTCAGAGAGTGCCGAGAAGAACGAGCTAACCACGGCAATTGAGAGTGCCGAGAAGTGTGAGTGTGATATAACCAGAGCATGTCCGGTGCGTTAGGCACGATTGGTTATCCGACCCTGCCGACGCCCGGACCGTCGGCGCTATCGTCGTTTGGAGGATCCAGTGGCCCACCCACCCAAGGGCAGCAGTCAATTGGCCCAGCAGTCCCACAGCTACCAGCGGTCCACCCCGCAGATCCATCGCGAAGCGGACAAGCTGCTGGAGGAGCTGGTGGACAAGCTGGTGCAGCAGGGGCTTACACGGGAAGAAGCGCGGGAGCATCTGAGGCACTGGGTCTAGGCCCACCGGTCAAGACCATCTGGAGCGCCAACCGCAGCTACCACAACGCCGACAATCCCGACTACCATGAGCTTCACCCCGAGGGCGCGCACGCGTTCCACGCCGCGATCGCCGAGGCCAAGCACGGTCACCCGGCCGGTGCTGCCGTCACCCAGTATCCGGCCGAGGACTACCGCAAGATGCGGCTGTTCCAGACCAAGGAAGGCGACGCCGGGTTCGCCCTGAAGGGCGACGACATCGTCTCGGTGTTCAAACATCCGAAGGCGCCATACCGTAACGTCACCCGATCGATGCTGGATCTCGCCAAGCAGGAGGGCGGCAGGCGGCTCGATGCGTTTGATACCGTGCTGCCGCACATCTACGCGCAGAACGGGTTCCGCACCGTGGCGCGGCTGCCGTGGAACGAGGACTACAAGCCCGAGGGCTGGAACCACGACGCGTTCAAGCAGTTCAAGGGCGGCAGGCCTGACGTGGTGTTCATGGCGCATGACCCGCAGGCAGGCGCCTACAACCCTGGTGACGGCCGCACGGTCAGCGACTATGACGAGGGCACGGCAGCGCAGCACGCCGCCCTGGCGCACGTCGCAGCGCGCGGCAACGTGCCAGCAGCGCCCGGCCCGGAGAGCTACGGCAGCGGCCAGCTGATCAGGATGTCGGATCCTCAGACGGTGTGGCACGGCACGCAGCACGAATTCAAACCGACGCGCGTCAATCAGTTGGGCGAGTTCGATCTCAGCAAGATGAGCAGCGGCGAAGGCGGCCAGATGTATGGCCACGGCGCCTATACCGGTGGCGCCAGGGGGACGGGTGAGGCATACCGGAAGAACCTAGCCGAGGGCGCGAAATATAAGGGCCAGTCAGATCCCATGGGCCTCAGTGGCCACGATTACAATGCGGCCAGAGAGGTGCTTGATACGATCCACGAGCACGGCATGGCGCCCCAGCAGGCGATCGAGCATGTACGACAGACGCATGAGCAAGAGGCGGCGAATGCGTTCAGCAAGCCCCAGAGCCACGTCTGGCAGTCATGGCAGGAAGCGGGACATCGCTCTGCTGGCATAGCGGACGCGGTACAGAGACTGAAGCTAGAGGATTTCACGCATAACCCTGGCCACCTCTACGAAGCCGAGCTGCACATCGACCAGGATCATATGCTGCACTGGGACCATCCCATCGGGCAGCAGCACCCGTATGTGCAGAGCAGGGCTATCCCTCTCGCTCCATCCGCCTCGATCGGCAGCAAGATGACCGGTCAGATGCTGCACGACTATCTGACCGGAGGCGACAAGACGCGCAGGCCGATAGCTGCAGAGAAACTGCTGAACGCTGGTATTCCTGGCATCAAGTATGTGGATCAAGACAGCCGGTTAACAGATGTTGGTCCCTACACTACGGGTGACGGCAAAAGAGCATGGGCTGTGTTCCATAGGAACAATAATTTTCCTCTCGCCACATTCAACACGAAAGAAGAGGCGCAAGCCCATCTCGAAGCCCACCATCGTACGCACAACTACGTTGTGTTCGATCCAAGAACGATCAACATCGTGAAGCGTAACGGCCTGCCAGCGATGGTGGATGCGGGTGCCGATGCGTTGCGCGATCATAAGGCGACAGGCTGATGGCACTTGGCACGATCCCCTATCCGCAGCTCAACCGGCCAGAGGACGACACCAATCCGTTGCAGAAGTATAAGGACCAGCTCAACCCGCTGGGCCAGCTGACGCACCAGATGTTCGCGCCCCCGGCGCCGCCGCCGATCCCGCCGATCGACCCGAGGATCGCGCAGCACATGACGCAGATGGGTGCGCAGGGGATGACGCCGACGCAGCTGGCGCCGCCCCCGTCGCCGCTGGCCGCGCCGCCACCGGCTCCACCGCCGCCCGCACCGCCGATGGCGGCGCCATCACCACCACCCGCGCTCTCGATGATGCCTGGACCGCAGGGGGCGGCCATGCTGCGCGCTGCAGCGCCTGGGATGGCGCCCGGCGCGCCAGGGGATGGTGGTCCGCATGATCTGACGCAGTTTGCCCAGGATCCCACCAGCGGCGGCCTCGTTCGCCAGCGTGGCGCCGTGGCGCAGCGGCTCGCGGCACAGACCATGGGCAGCGTCCCGACGTTCGCTGGTGGCGGTGGTGGCAGCGCCGCCCTGGCGCAGGCCGGTGGCCGTCCGCTGGCACCCGAGGACGCGCAGGGCGTGATCGCGCCGCCGTCGGCCGCAGGCGCTGACCCGGCGGTCGACAGCCAGTCGCACAACCGCATCTCGACCCGCATCCCGTCCGAGCCTGCGCAGAAGAAGGCTGGTATCGACGCGCATGCGACGTCTGGTCTGTCGATCGATATGAACAGCATGAACGCGGCGACCGACCAGAAGGCCAAGAACGCCGCGATCATCAAGCAGCATTATCCGGGGTTCGCTCATTTGCGCACTGACAATCCCGACCAGATCAATGAGGCCTTCATCAGGCACGCCAAGGACAATCTGGTCTGGCTCTATCGCAAGATGAACGACAAGAACGGACCGATCGGTCCTGGCATCGTCGAGCGCGCCAAGCGCTGGTACAGCGGTGCCAACAAGATCGCGCATGATCTGGCCAAGGAATTCGGTGTCCAGCCATATCAGGCGGCGGCGGTGCTGGCATCGCTGAGCCCGCAGAAGGATTGGTATCAGAACGTCGATCTGGCCCGCCGCGCGTTCACTGCCCACAAGCTGGGCAACAACTGGACGATGACGGAGGAGATGAAGAACTACTCCGACAAGTACATCGCCTCGTTGGAGAAAGCCGCTGCCAATCCCAAGACCCGCAAGGGGGAGAACCCGGAGGAGAATATCGGCGAGCTGCGGGAGCTGCAGCAGAAGTTCCACGGTACGCCGATGTCGGAGCTGACCGACCCCTATGAGCGTGCGGTGTTCGCGCGTTGGCACGACGAAGCGCACACCCCGCGCTCCTACAAGATGGTGACGCCCGAAGGCGAGATGGGCGACACCGCAATGATCCCGGCGAAGTACACCAAGAAGGGTAAGCTGAAGGAGGCATCGAGGCCGCGCGACGTCACCTGGGGCAGCTTCAGCGAGATCCAGAAGGCCATGGCGGCGCTGCAGAACGCCGATCTGCCCGAGGTCTCGCGGCTGATGGGCAAGGCCCACAAGGTGCGCAATTTCTTCAACAACATCATCGCGCCGCATCACGGTCACGACGTCACGATCGACACCCACGCGATCGCCGCCGCGTTGCTGCGACCGCTCGGTGCCAGCGCCATGGAGGTCGCCCACGGGCTGGGCACCAACCCGAAGCAGTCCAAGGAGGAGGGCGCGGTGAAGCTGCCGCAGGCTGGCAACAGCATGACGCTGGGCAACAAGGGCATGTATGGCCTGTATGCCGAGGCCTACCGGCAGGCCGCCAAGGATCTGGGGATCCTGCCGCGCGAGCTGCAGTCAGTGACCTGGGAAGGCATCCGGGGCATCTTCAGTCCTGAGCAGAAGCGCAACCCTGGCTTCGTGCGTGAGATCGCCGATATGTGGCGCAACAAGGGCGCGCATCGTGGAAAAACGCCAGATGAGAGACGAGAGGCTATCCTTACTCATGCGGGCGGGTTAAAACTGCCCAGTTGGGCAGGAGGAGTGGATCATGGCGACGACGCCGAAGACTAAGATTGACTGGGAACCGTATCGCGGCACCAACGGGACGTTGGACTACATGCTGAAGAAGGGCATCGAGCCGACGCGGGAGAATTATATCTTCATGGACTATGGCGGGAAGCCGCCTGAGCCGTGGACGGCGGAGCATGAGAGCATGCTCCCCGAGCCGCTCCAGGAGGGCTACAAGGATGACTGATGCCGCGCCCGAGTCTCGACTTTAACACAGCAGATATCCCCACGATCCACGCGTTCCTGCACGATGACGCGTTCATCCGGGGGCTGATGGGTCCGTTCGGTAGCGCAAAGAGTTCCGGATGTCTGTGGGATATCGTTAACCGCAGCCTCAAGCAGACACCAGGACCGGACGGCATCCGGCGCAGCCGTTGGGCGATCATCCGCAATACGTATAGACAACTGAACGACACCACGATCAGGACCGTCCACCAATGGTTCCCGTATCCCATGATGGGGATCTGGCGCAGCACCGAGCACGAGTATCTGCTGAACCGGCTGATCGCGCACGGCGACAAGAAATGCGCGGAAATCGAGCTGCTGTTCCGCGCCCTCGACCGGCCCGACCATGTGCGCAATCTACTGTCGCTCGACCTGACCGGCGCCTGGGTGAACGAAGCCAGGGAGGTGCCTTGGACGATCATTGATGCGCTGCAAGGCCGTGTCGATCGCTACCCCGCCAAGCGCGACGGCGGCGCGACGTGGGCGGGCATCATCATGGACACCAACCCGCCCGACACCGATTCGTCGTGGTACAAGTTCTTCGAGCAGATGGACCACACCGAGGCGGTCGAGCAGCTGGCGCAGTTCATCCCCGGCATGACGGTCGATCGCTATGCCCGCATCTTCAAGCAACCCTCGGGGCTGAGCCCCAACGCCGAGAACAAGAGCAACCAGAGCCCCGGCTACTGGCAGCGCCTCGCGATCGGCAAGACCGATGAATGGATCCGGGTTTATTGCAAGGGCGAATATGGTTTCGTCACCGAGGGCAAGCCGGTGTTCCCCGAATACCACGACAACATCCATTGCCCAGGCAGCGCCGACGAGAAGCGGGCGCCGAAGACCGATCCCAGACTGCCGGTGCATCGCGGCTGGGACTTCGGGCTGACGCCTGCGGTGGTGTTCAGCCAGCTCGCAGCAAGTGGCCAGTGGAAGGTGGTTGACGAGCTGTGCGCCGATAGCATGGGCATCGACCGGTTCAGCGACCGGGTGCTGTCACACTCGACGCAATACTTCCCCGACAGCGAGTTCGTTGACGTGGGCGACCCGGCTGGCGACAGCCGCGCCGAGACCGATGAGCGCACCTGCTTCGGTATCCTGCACAACAAAGGCATCAACATCGAGCCGGGGATGCAGTCGCCGCAGATCCGCCAGGAGGCGGTGCGCAAACCGCTGCGCCAGTTCGATGACGACGGCCGCCCGGCGTTCAACCTGCACCCCCGCTGCGCGCGGTTGCGACGGGCGCTGATGGGTGGCTACCACTACCGCCGCATTCAGATGGCGGGCAACGAGCGATGGGCCGAGAAGCCCGAGAAGAATTCGTATTCGCACCCGGCTGATGCGCTGCAATACACCGCGACGCGGCTGTTCGGCCCCAGCCTGCAGTGGAAGGGCGATCAGGTCGACAACGAGATGATTGAGCTGAACTCTCGCTTGGTGCAGGATCGCACGCGTAGTCGAACGACGGGCTACTAGCCGCCTTCGCAGAGAGTGCCGTTGTAGATGAGCGAGCCACGCCACGGGAGAGTACCGTCAATCCAGAGCGAGCCGTGCTGCTGGAGGATACCAAGCCACAGAAGCGAGCCAGTTCAAGCGAGAGTGCCGCCACAGGAGAGCGAGTCTGTCATCATCTTTAATCGTCCCGCGTGATGTCGCAGCGCGCATGCTGGATCAGGCGTGCGCCACCTGCCGGTTCTCGCGGAAGGATCCATCCGGCGATCGCAACTGCCACCGCGATCCGCCGACGTCGTTCCTCATCCCATTGCCGGGCAAGCTGAACATCGAGATCAAGGCATACAGCTCGCACCCGATCGTGCGCGACGACGACTGGTGCGGATCATGGGCCCAGCGCGGCGACACCACGCCGCTCACACGCCCTGATTGACGCCAGCATAAGCACTGATTGACATCACGGACCCGCGAAGCGTCTATATATAGATATAGCCGTACTGCTGGAGGGTGCCGATATCCATGAGCGCCGCGTTAAGCGCGTTTCCGGCGCCAGGACCATCGCCGGATCAGGACGACCCGAATCAGCCCCAGGATGGTGACACCAACCAGGGGCCGCCCCCCGATGACCCCGAGCAGCAGCCGCTAAAATCCGCTGACATCCTGCCGCTGCGCCCGCCAGGGCAGGAGCAGAACGACGGCCTCGGTGATCCCCGCCAGAGCCAGGGCGAGCAGCGACCGCTGCTGAAGCCGCAGTATGCGCGGAAGTTCGCCCGCTGGATCGTGCGCAAGAACATTGCCGACGAGATCGATGACAGCGAGCGGCAGCGCCTCGCGGATCAGGCGAAGCGGGAATACGAGCTCGACGAAGAGACCCGCTCGGACTGGAAGCAGCGCTACGGCGACTGGATGGACTTTGCGCTGCAGGTGATGCAGCCGAAGACGTATCCCTGGCCCGACGCGTCGAACGTGTGCTTCCCGCTGATCACGGTGGCGGCGTTGCAGTTCAATGCGCGCGCCTACCCGGCGATCGTGCAGGGCCGCAACGTGGTCAAGGGCACGGTGATCGGTGACGACCGTGGCGTGCCGATGATGATGCCAGCGCAGCCGCCTGGAGGTATGATGCCGCCCGGTGGCCCTGGAGGTGGAGCTGGTGGTCCTGCGCCGCCGGGGATGCCAGGAGGCGCTCCTGGCGGTCTGGGTGGGCCCCAACCAGGGGCGCCTCCACCGATGCCGGGACTTCCTCCCATGCCGCCCGGCGCTGGTGGTGCGCAGCTCGGCCCACCCGGAGCACCCGGCCAGGGCGGCCCGCCGCAGCCGCAGGGACCGCAGCAGGCGACCAGCCCCGACGGGCGGCAGCTGTGGATCCAGCCACCAGGGTCCAAGCAGGCGCGCGCCGACCGCATCGGCCGCCACATGTCGTGGCAGCTGCTCAGCGAGATGCCCGAGTGGGAGGAGCAGACCGACCGGTTGCTGATCACCGTGGCGATCGCCGGGACCATGTTCCGCAAGAACCACTTCGACCCCAAGCAGCGGCGCAATGTGTCGGAGATCGTATCGGCGCTCAGATTGTGCGTGAACTACACGGCGAAAAGTTTCGACGCGGCACCGCGCAAGAGCGAGCTGATCGACTTCTACCCGTGGGAGATCGAGAGCAACATCCGCTCAGGCCTGTGGGTCGATTACGGTGAGGACGGCTACGGCCGCAACACCGACACCAGCCAGGACGAGCAGGCGCCGGTCACGTTCATCGAGCAGCACCGCCGCTACGATCTGGACGACGACGGCTACGAGGAGCCGCTGATCGTTACGTTTGCCAGGGATTCGGGCAAGCTGGCGCGCATCACGGTGGGGTTCGACCAGGACGGCATCGAGGCAACCGACGACGGTGAGGTCGCCGAGATCAATCAGATCGATTACTATACGAAATACGGTTTCATTCCGAACCCGGAAGGCGGCGCCTACGATCTGGGGTTCGGTTCGCTGATGTATCCGCTCAATGCAGCGGTCAACACCAGCATCAACCAGATGTTCGACGCGGGGCATCTGCAGATCGCGGGCGGCGGTTTCATCGGCGGCGGCGTGTCGATCAACGCCGGGTCGGTGCGGTTCATGACCGGTGAATACAAGGTGGTCACCACGCAGGGGCGTACGCTGCGCGAGAACCTCGTGCCGCTGGAGATGCCGGGGCCGAACGCGGTGCTGTTCCAGCTGCTGCAGTTCCTGGTCGAGGCGGCGAAGGACATCGGCTCGATCAAGGAGGTACTACAGGGCCAGCTGCCCGGCGCGAATGTTCCGGGGATCCTCGGTCTGGCAGTGATCCAGCAAGGGCTGAAGGTGTTCAATGCGATCTTCAAACGCATCCATAGATCTCTCCGCCAGGACTTCGACAAACTATTCCGGCTCAACCGTCTGTATCTCCCTGACGAAGCCGGTTTTAGGATCGGTTCCGAATACTTCCAGATCACGCGCGCCGATTACCTCAGAGGGTCGGGGGCTGAGCCGGTATCAGATCCGGACATGGTCACCGACACCCAGCAGATGGCGCAGGCTAACTTCCTCCTGCAGTTCGTGGGCGACCCGTTCTTTGACGGCCGTGAGATCCGCCTGCGCGCGATGCAGGCGGCGTCCATCCAGCAGGTAGACAAGCTGCTGGCACCGCAGGCGCCGCCCAATGCCGAGCTGGTGCAGGCGGCAGCCAGCCTCGATCTGCAGAAGCAACAAGTCGACATTGCCGGTCAGATGGCGAACCTGCGCAACAAGGAGCTGGATATTCGTTTCGCTCATGAGCAGGCGGACATTCTGATCCGGCGCGGCAAGGACAAGGCGAGCGAGATTAAGGAACTGTCGCAGGCGATTCTCAATCTGGCCAATGCGCGCAAGGCTGACGCCGATGTCGACCAGAACTGGTACAACGTGCAACTGACAGCCTTGAAACATCAGGTGGATATGCTGAATGCTCTCACTGACACCGGAACTGATGGCGAGGGTGGTAACGCCAGCGGAGGAGGTGGCAGCGGAGCGCCGCCCGGCCTTGCTCGATCTGTCGGAGCAGGACTATCAGCTGTGGCTGAGACACCCGGTGTCGGTGCAGATCTTCCTGTGGCTGGCGGATTATCGTGATGCGCTGCTGCGTGAGGCGATCCGCATGTTCATGGCAGGCGACATGGAGAGCCTGATGCTGAACGAGCACCGTGGCCGCGCCGCGATGTGCAGCGAGCTGGCCGTGCTGCAATATGGCGATGTGCTGCGCTGGTACTTCGGCGACGTTAAGCCACCGCAGGAGCGCGTCTGATGCCTAAGCTGAACCAACACCGCTGCGCAAATCGGACGCAGAAAGGCTGGGGCGCCGAACCGGTGAAAAACCCCAACACTGGGTGCCGGGGTTCATGGCCCGGCTGGCAGGTCAACTGATGCTTGAAGGGCGCATCCTCAAGACCGGCGATCAGCGCGAGTTCGTACATGCCGAATTCGATGGCGCCAATCACAGCGGCATCACGCCGCTCGACGACAAGATCCTGGTGCTGATGGACCAGCACGCCGAGAAGACGTCGGGCGGTATCATCATCACGCAGGACACCCAGTCACGCCAGAGCATGGCCAGCGAGACCGGCGTGGTGATCGCTCTCGGCGCAGCGGCGTTTGCGTTCAACGACGACGGCAACCGGCGCTGGAGCACTGCCAAGCCAATCCCCGGCGATCGCGTCGTGGTCGAACGCTACGCGGGGCGCGTGGTGCAGGGCGAGGACGGCCAGGAATATCGATTGGTATCGCAGCGCTCGATCGGCGCGATCTACAGCAAGGCCGAATGAGAAAGACCGGCACTCCCGTGACGGAATGCCGGTCTAAACGTGCCCTAACCCAAAGATCCCAAACGGCTTGCGCAGGCAAGATAACATACTGCGTGAGCGAGGAACAGCATGTCAGAGTCGGCTCAGGACGCTGAGCTGGATCCCCAGGAAGACGAGGGGTCTGGTCAAGCCGAGACGGAGCAGCGGGCGCGCAACATGGGTTGGCGGCCACGCGAGGAATTCCGGGGCGACGCCAATCGATGGCTACCGGCCGACGAGTTCGTCGAGCGCGGCGAGCGGTTGCTGCCGTTGCTGCAGGAGCGCAGCCGTGCGGCTGATCGCACCATCACCAACCTGCAGCAGCAGATCCAGCAGCAGGGCGAGACGCTCAACACCATGCTGGAGAGCACCCGGCGCGCCGAGCAGGCGGGCTACCGGCGGGCGATGACCGAGCTGCACCAGCAGCGCGTCAAGGCGGTGGAGATGGGCGATACGGCGGCTTTCCAGGCCGTGGAGCAGGCCATGCGGGAGCTGGGGCCGCCACCCCCGGAAGCGCCCAAGGCGCCCCCAGCGCAGGGCCAAGGCCAGGGGCAGGGGCAGGCGAACAATGATCCGGTGATCCTGGCGTGGGTGCGCGAGCACCCGTGGTTCACCTCGGACCACATCGCCAACGTGGCGATGATCGCGGCGATGCAGCAGGCCGAGCGGATGAACCCGAACGGCACCGTCGAGGATCACCTGATCGAGGCCGAGAACGCCATCCGTCGGCGATTCCCCGAACACTTCCCGCAGGCGCGCCGCATCACCAACGGCAGCGGCAATGGCGAGGCGCGGCAGGCGCGGCGCCCGCTGCACATCCAGGAGGACACCGAGGACGAGATCGAGGAGGACGAGCCAGTGGCCCAGCCAGTGCGCCGCCAAGCGGCACCGGTATCGCGTTCGTCGGACAGCCCGCCAGCGCGGCGTCCTGGCCCACGCAGCTTCGAGGCGATGCCCCCCGACGTCAGGGCGCAGTATGACCGCCAGCGCAAGATGCTGGAGGGCAAAGGCGAGCCGCTCACACGGGAAGAATTTGCGCGGTACTATTTTGAGAATGAGCCGTGAACCTGATCATCCTCCTCATTGTCCTGCTGATCTTATTCGGGGGCTTTGGTGGCGGGTATTGGGGGTATCGAGGTGGTGTTTACGGCCCCGGCGCCTTCGGTGGTATTGGCCTGATCGTATTGATTCTCGTGCTGCTGCTGTTGTTCGGCGGCGGGAGATTTTGGTGAGAGGAACTGAATAGTGCCAGGACCAGGACGACCCCCTAACCCGGTTGGGCGCCAGCCGCTCAACGAGGCGGCGGCAGAGGCGGCGATGCGGCGCGAGCAGGAGAGCCAGCGCGAGCGCGAGATCGCCCACCAGCTGGGCGGCGCCGAGCCCGAAGTGACATCTGTCGATACACTGCCCCGTCGCGAGCGCAAGCCGTTCGTGCGCAAGCCGTTCGGCTCGTTTGACCAGAAGCTGAACTATCCCGAGCGGGAAGGATTCAAGCGGCATTGGTTCAATGATGAGCCGGGACGCATCATCCGGGCGCGCGATGCGGGCTATGAACAGGTGCATGACGAGGACGGTCGGCCGGTGAGTACCGTGGTCGGTATCGGTCGTGGCGGTCAGGCACTGGTTGCTTTCCTTATGGAATTGCCAATAGAGTTGTTTCACGAAGACATGGCTGCCCAGGAAATGGTGGTCCATGGCCTACTGACCCAGATCGGTAAAGGCGAACATGCGAAGCCGGGAGGCACGGATGGGAACCTTCGCTACGCCGGGTCGGAACGGGGTCAGATCAAGATCGAGACAGGAACCGCTCGGCGCTGATCACTGACCCCACGAAGGCGACGGGATAGCAATGCTCCTCGCTGGACTACAGCCATCACGCGGCTAGGCATCGCACGCGCGACCGGCACGACATCCCTTTAACCGCTTGCCTGAGCGCTGCGCTCTGACCCTGGCCGGTCACGGCGCAGCGCACCGGCACAGCATACAGAGGCTGCGATGCCAAATGTGAATAGCCCCATGGGGCTGCGCCCTTACTCCCACCGGAGCGGCGCGCCCTATAACGGTGCGGTCCGCACCTACTATGTCCCCTCCTCCAACCCCACCGCGCTCTACATCGGCGACCCGGTGATGCTGGTCACCAACAGCTCCGACGGCAACGGCGTGCAGACGGTGGCGATCGCCTCGGCGGGCACCAGCAACCCGGTCCTGGGCTCCTTCCAGGGCATCACCAACAACGCCGGGACGGCGGTGATCACGCTGCAGCAGACGCAGACGCCGTATCTCGCGGCGTCGCAGGCGGCTTACGTCGTGGTGTGTGACGACCCGGATCTGCTCTACCTCGTGCAGGAGGACAGCTCCACCACTGGCATGGTGTCGGGCGCCTCGGGGCGCAACGCCAACCTGATCGCGGGCACCGGCAACACCTACTCGTCGAATTCCGGGTGGATGCTGTCGAGCAGCTCGATGGGCACCACCATCAACGAGCAGCTGCGCATCGTCCAGCTCCTGCAACAGTCCGACAATGCCGTGGGCGCCTACGCCAAATGGCTGGTGCGGCTCAACTTCGGCATTCACCCCTGGACCAACGCCACGGGCGTTTGAGTTGGATCTCTTGCATCCACTCGGCAGGGTCTCTCGCGTGCTTCGATTGGTTACAGGGCTGGCACGCGAGGGCGATGTTGCTGATCCAGTTCGTGCCGCCGCGCGCGATCGGCATGACGTGGTCCTCGTGCCACCCGGCGCTGATATCTGCCGGGCAGTAGGCACAACGCCACCCCTGCCGCTCACCCAGCGCCATGATCTCGGCGTACGTGTGGGAGCCTTCCGCGCCTCGCTCGCGAGTCTCTCGGTTGCGCTCACCGACGCGCCGTTTCTCGGGGTGCGCCTGCGCCCAGGCGCGTCTCTCCGCGTAGAGGCGGTCCTTGTTCGCCTCTCGGTGTTTCCTGCGGCGCTCACGCACCTTCTCGGGGTTCGCCGCCGTGTAGGCCGTATTCTGCTCGATGATCTTATCGCGGTTCTCGGCGTAGTAAGCGCGGAGTCGACGCTTTACCGCAGGGTCATCAATCTTCCTGGCAAGGTCGCACGCGGTACAGGTCTTGTTGTTAACCAGTCGCTCGGCAACATGACCGCGCTTGCATGGAAGACCGGTGAAGTAGCGCTTCAACCCTTGCGTCATAGCGGCACGGCGCGAGATGGTCTGGTCAGCCATGGCGGGCGATCCCTTCGCTCGATCTGGTTAGGGCTGGCGCAGCGCTTCCAACGCTTCGTCAGCCCGCTCATCTCATACATCAACCAATCCACCTGGGCAACGCTTGGATGCGGCTGCCTCTCTAGCCAAAGGAGTTAGTTACATGGCCGTGATAACTACGGGGTCGCATCCAAAAGCGTTATGGCCGGGTATTAAGGCTTTTTGGGGACGAAGCTATAACGAACACCCAGTCGAGTATCTGGATCTGTTCGACAAGCAGACATCGGACAAGGCGTACGAAGAGGAGGTGGAGATCACCGGCTTCGGTCTCGCGCCGGTCAAGCCGCAGGGTACCCAGATCTTCTACGACATCGAAGTGCAGGGACCGGTCTCGCGCTTCACTCACGTAGCCTACGCACTCGGCTACATCGTGACCTACGAAGAGCTGCGCGACGATCTCTACGAGGTGGTCAGCAAACGCCGCGCCGCGCAGCTCTCTTTCTCGATGCGGCAGACCAAAGAGAACGTGCTCGCTGGCACCTACAATCTGGCGTTCTCGTCGTCAGCGCTCGGTGCCGACGGCCAGCCGCTGGTTTCAGCCAGCCACCCGACGCTGTCGGGCAATCAGTCGAACCTTGGTGTCTCTGCGGACATCTCGGAGGTCGCGATCGAGGATCTCGTGATCCAGGTCATGCAGTGCCAGAACAACCGTGGCATGCGGATCTCGGCGCTGCCGATGTCACTACACGTGCCACCACAGCTGTGGTTCGAAGCCAACCGTATCTACAACTCTGTGCTGCAGAACGACACCGCCAACAACGCGATCAACGTGCTGCGCGCTGTCGGCACCTTTCCCAAGGGCATCAAGGTGAACCACTACTTCACCAGTGCCACCGCTTACTTCGTCCGCACCAACATCCCGAACGGCCTCACGTACTATGAGCGGGATGCGATTTCGTTCGATCAAGACAATGATTTCGATACGAAAAACGCGAAGGCCGCGTGTTATGAACGCTACTCAGGATACTGGGCTGACTGGCGTTCGATCTTCGCAAATCAGGGTGTGTGAGTAAGACAACTAACAGGAGGTCCGTATGACTATTGGCTTCCTGTTTTGGTTGCTGATGATACTAGCCATCGTGTTCTACGTGGTCGGCTACTGGGGGCCATATGCAAGCAACCCCCATTGGCCGAGGTTCAACGGCGTCTGGGTGTTCGTGCTCCTATTTCTTTTGGGATGGGCAGTTTTTGGATTTGCCATCCAGGGACCGGGCGTCCGGTGAGATACTTCGAGCGGATCGCCGCTGGCATCGACGTCGAGCCTCTGTTGCATCAGTTGCGTACGCAACCGGAGCTATGGAACGCGGTGCCGATCCGCTCGCAGTATGGCCAGCACAAGGACACCGACGACATCCTGCTGCGCTACAATCGGTTCGACCCGGCGCGGGATGATCCGCGCGATGTCGTGGTCAGCAGCATCTACTGCAAGAACTATCCCGCCTGGGGCGCGCTGCCGCTCGCCATGCCGATCGTGTTCGGTCTGATGGCCAGGGTGCAGGGGGTGCATCTCGGGCGGGTGTTCATCTCCCGCCTGCCGCCCGAGGCATCCATCCCGCCGCACAGTGACCGCGATCCGTTCACTGAACAGGAATTCCCCGAGCGGCCGGTGCCTGCGGTCTACTACGAGCGCTACCAGCTGACGCTGCAGGCGCACCCTGGCGTGGTGTTCGTGGCGGGCGACGAGCGGGTCTACATGGAGCCGGGCACGATCTGGTGGTTCGACAATCAGGCCGAGCACACGGTGGAGAACCGCTCGCTGGATGACCGCATCGCCATGACGATCGACATCCGGCCGTTCAAGCCGCTGGAGCCGTGATGTCGGACGTCCCCGAGATCGATGTGCATCTGCCTGATGAGCCGACGGAGCTGCGGGTGGCGCCGCCGCAGATCCTGGTGTTCACCATCGGCGCCGGGTATGCGGGCGCCACGATCAACATGGTGGTCGACCCTACTGCGGCCAACGTCAGCGGACAGAACAAGACACGGCTGGTGCTGGCACGCACGATGGACGAATTGATGGGACGCCTTGTTGCGGTGTTGATCCAGGAGTTCGGTCTGGCGCAGGCCGTTGCCGTTGCTCTCGTTCCGGCTGGTCTGACACAGCTAGCGCCGGTTACAGGAGGCCCGTGATGTCTGACGACGCTGAAGAGCCCGACATCCTCGAAGAGGAGGCGACAGAGCCGCTGCCCGAGATCCTGGTCTACAGCATGGGTAGTGGGCTGATCGGCGCCACGGTCAGTGTGCTGATTGACGCCAAAGGCTCCAACCTGGGCGAGAGCTACAAGACGCAGCTGGTGATGGGGCGCGATCCTGGCGAGCTGAACGACCGTGTCGTGTCGGTGCTGGTGGCGCAGTTCGGATTGTCGCAGGACGACGCGCAGGCGGCGATGGATAGTGCGACGGCGGTGGTGCCTGCCGACGGCTCAGGCCCGGAGTATCTGCCGCTCGACGGCAGCGTTCCCATGCTGGGACCGTTGTATCTTAGCGGCGACCCTGTCGATGCGCCGGATGATTCGTCCGATGTGCTGGCTACGACCAAGCACTACGTCGATGCTGCCAACAATCTGAAGATGAATACCTTCGGTATCGGCGACGCCAGTGAGGCGGCAGGCGGCGAGATCGGCGAGTACATGGTGGTCAGCAACACGGTCGGCGTCACCCTGCCGACGACGGTGCCAACCATGATCTGCCAGCTCAGCCTCACGCCAGGGGATTGGGAGATCTGGGGCGCGATCGACTTCGTCCCCGCCGCTGGCGTCAGCCCGAACATGGTCGCGGCATCCGTCAGCGTGCATCCCGACGCGCTGCCCAGCGATACCGATCTGATGGAGGGCGTCGGCATCCTCAACATGATCACCACCAACTCGCTGACCGCAGGCCAGCGCCAGATGCTGATGACCGGCCAGTGCCGCTCCAACCAAGCCGCCCCGCTCGACGTCTACCTCGTGGGCCAGACCACCCTCGGTGGCAGCGGGCTTCTAACCGCGAAAGGCTACATCTGCGCCAGACGCGTGAGATAACAGCAACGCTTCCTTCTGCCCCGCACTCAGTGCGCTGAAAGGATCAAATCGTGGCACGCACAGCACTCTACGCCCCGGCCCACCGTGTGATGGGACGCAATCCGCCAGGAAACCGTCTAGGCGCCAGTCAGCCGCCCACCGTGTCGATGTCCTTCGATGCTGGCGGCACCGGCATCCAGGACAGCCGCTGGCTGTGGAACGCTGGCTCGTCGAGCACCGCACCGCAGATAATTGGCTGGCCTGATCCTGGGCTGTATCCGGTCTACGACTGCGTGCCAGCGACCCTGGCCGCAGCGGCACTCGCCCCGTCGGCGGTGCCCGTGGTGGGCACGGCTTTCACGTTGGTGTCGTCCTCGGCCGCTGGGGTGGTGGTGCCGACCACACCGACTCAGATGTTCCCAGGCGGCACGTTAGTACCGACGACGGCGCGCTTCATCCATGCGGTGCCGCTGTATCAGAAATTTGGCTACGGCAAGCAACAAGCCTACGCCTACGACGCGGCGACCATGCTGGAGCGCTGCATCACCATCACCAGCGTCGGCAACGACAGCGCCGCGACCATGCTGCTCACCGGGGTGGATCAGTATGGCTATCTGATGACCCAGCGGGTGACCATGGGCAGCGGCGCGGCGGTCACCAGCACCAAGGCGTTCAAGGCGCTGATCAGCGCGGTGCCGAGCGGCACACTGTCGGGCAGCGCGATCACCATCGGCACATCGGACACGTTCGGGTTGCCGTTCTATTGCTCGCAGCTGAGCCAGATCTACGGGTTCTGGAACAACCTGATACTGTATGGCACCGGCACATTAGTTGCTGGTGTTACGACTATTCCGTCGACCAATCTGCTCGGTGATACCTGCGGCACCTGGATCCCGGCCAGCGCCTCGGACGGTTCGAAGCGCTTGACCATGTTCATGCGCCCCTGGCTGCCGCAGATGGTCAGTGCGACATATGGGCTCAATCAGGGCCTGTTCGGGGTGACCCAGGTTTGATGGGCCGTGGCTGAACGAGGAGAAAAGCCATGGTTGACGTAGTATCGACCCAGATCCTGGAGAACGGTCCACGCTTCATCGTGACCAAGTTCACCAGCCTGTCCGATGCGACCGGTGAGTCTGGCGTCACCAAGCTCAACGCCACGTCGAGCGGCCCCTACGGCGTGGTGTTTCAGGGCAACACGATCTACCCCGGCATCCATCTTGCGGTGGTCGCGGTGTGGTTCTCGGTCACCGGCATGGCGCTGCGTGTCCAGTGGCATGCCACCTCCAATGTCGACATGATGGTCCTGTCGCAGGCTGACAACTGGCAGTTCCTGGACCTGGGGCGCGGCGGGTTTGGCGGTCTCACGCCGCCCACAGGCGTTACCGGGATCACGGGCTCGATCGATTTCACCACGGCAGCGCAGGTGGCCAACAGCGGCTACACGGTGATCCTGAAATGCACCAAGAACATTCCGCAGTCGTGAGGCAGCATGCCGTATGGAACCTACTACAAGCCCGGCGACTGGAACGTCATCGATGACCTGACCGGGTTCCGGCTGAAGCACTCACAGGCGCGCCGGATCCCCGGCGGCCAGACCGGCGGGTTGCTGGTCGACAAGAAGCGCTGGGAGCCGCAGCAGCCGCAGGACTTCGTGCGCGGCGTGGTCGATGACCAGTCGATCCCCGGCGGTGAGGCGCGGCCACGCCAGCAGAACCGGTTTACTATCACCGCGACGTTCATCACCGCGCAGTCGCCGCGTGGCAGCAACCTCATCACCGTGGATAGTGCTGAGGGATTCAGTCCCGGCGATCGCATCGGGGTGATGCTCGACAGCGGCGAGAACTATTTCCCGGTCGTGGTCAGGATCGTCGGCAACCAGATGCTGCTCTCGTATGTGCTGCCCGCGACGGTGGGCGGCCCCTACAACGACATCGGCATGTTCGGCAATTACGGCGGCCCGATCGAGAACACGGTGCTGGCGCTGGGTCCGTCGGGCGCCACGTTCCTGGTCGACGACAATGGGAACATCCCCATCACCGACGACAACAACAACATGTTCAGCACATCATGAGCACGACACTCCTCACCGAAACCATCGGCGATCTGCCGGGTGCGGTTGATCCGCAGCTCGATGACACGCTGGCGATGTGGCAGCAGGGCCAGATACCGCACACGCGGCAGATGTCGCTGCAGGACATCCAGGCGCTGGTAGGCAGCATCGGCGAGGCACCGCAGGACGGCAACGTCTGGGGCCGTGTCAACGCGAGCTGGGTGCAGGTGCTGCCGCTGAGCGGCGGCACGATCCTGCCGGGGCCGCTCGGTATCAGCTCGCCCAACACCGACGCCACGCTCAACCTCGAAAGCACGGCTGGTTTCGCCAACACCCTCGCGGGGTCTCAGGACGGTTTGAAGTTCTGGCAGATCTCGATGCCGGATACGTCGGTGGCTGGCAACTTCACCATCAGCCGCTTTGATATCACCGGCAATCAGGACACCGTCGGCTATGCGGCCGAGATCGAGCACGCCACCGGCCAGCTGGTGCTGCCGAACGGCTTCCGCGTCACCGGCAGCGGCACCGCGACAGTCGCGGCAGATCCGGTCAACGCGTTCGATGTCGCCACCAAGCAGTATGTCGATGCGCAGGTAGCGATCCCGCCGGGGGCACCCACCGGGGCGGCGGGCGGCTCGCTGACGGGGTCGTATCCGAACCCGGCGATCGCCAACAGCGGCGTGCGCCCTGGCACCTATACCATCGCCACGGTGACGATCGGCGACGACGGCCGCATCACCGATGCCGTGAGCGGCCTCACAGCGCCGCCTGGGACGCCTGCGGGGCCTGCCGGGGGCGATCTGACGGGGAACTACCCCAACCCAACCCTGGTCACCACAGCGGTCATAGCGGGCGCCTACACCAACGCCAACGTCACGGTCGACAGCAACGGGCGCGTTACCGCCGCCGCCAACGGCAGCACGACACCGACCGGTGCGGCGGGCGGTGATCTCACCGGCACGTATCCCAACCCGACGCTGAAGGCGACGACGGTCACCGCTGGTAACTACACCAACGCCAGCTTCACGGTGGACACCAAGGGGCGCCTGACGTCCGCGTCGAGCGGCACGGTGGTGACGTCGGCGCTGCCGATCGGCCCGGCTGGCGGCGGCCTGAGCGGAACGTACCCGAACCCAGCCATCGCGCCCTACGCCGCAACCACCACGACGACGCTGCGGACCATCGCTGATCGCGCCAACGATCAGATCAATGTCCGCGACTACGGTGCCAAGCTGGATGGCACCACCAACGACGCGGCGGCGTTCATGGCGGCCTACACAGCAGCGTCAGCGGGCCCTGGCGGGGCATCGATCTGGGTGCCGCGCGGCGGCGTCAACGTCACTGGCGCCACGCTGACCGGTGGTGCCAATCCGGTGCTCTGGAAGCTGGACGGCGATACCTTCAGCACGGGCACGACGCCGGTTTCTGTGCTGGGCGACGGCGATGTCACCGTGAGCAACTACGGCCGGGTGTCGTTTCGCAAGCAACTACTAAGCTCGGCCAATGGCTTCGCTACGCTTGAAACGAGCGTCAACAACCGCAACCCTGGATATGGCGGGCTGGCGAGTGCGTTTCGTGCCAGTGCCAACATGGCGTATGGCGCGAAAGGTATAACCAGCGCGGCAACCATCACGTCATCGCGTAGCGATGCGGCTGCCACTGCGACCCAACTCGCGATAGGAAACGTCACCGACTACAGCGGGCTGCCGCCGGTCAGCGGTCAACTCGACTACGGGCTCAATCTGCAGTTCCAAGCCAACGGGCCAGAGGCCGCATCGACGGGTTACGCCCCCGGCGGCGGCGCCCGCACGTTCCTCGTGCTGAACCCTGGACCGACGCAGATGCAGAACAACTGGCAACCAACGCACAGCTACGCGCTGGGTGTCATCATCGTACCGACGGTAGCTAACAACCTCACCTATGTCTGTATCGCCCCAGGCACATCGGGATCCACCGAGCCGACATGGCCGACCGATGGCGGCGGCACGGTGGTGGATAGCGGCGTCACATGGCAGACCAGCAACGGCACCATCCTGCACCCGTGGCAGCCGTCGCACGCCTACACCGTTGGCACGGCGATGCAGCCAACGGTGGGGAACGGCTTCACCTACGTCTGCACCGCTCCAGGTACATCCGGCACCACTGAGCCGACATGGCCGACTTCGGCTGGCACCGTCGGCGACGGCGGCGTGACATGGGCGTTCGGCACTACCGTGGCGATGCAGATGAGCCGCGCGATCTCGGTTGTCGGCGGCAGTACAGCATCGTTCGGCACCGCGCTCTATGCTGTCGGGCCGTTCTACGACGCGATCCTTGAGTTCTCCGGTGCCACGCTCGCTGATGCCGGGGTCAAGGACGCGGCGATCCGGCTCGCGGCCAACCAGCCGATCGACTGGAGCGGCGACCTAACGGACGCGCACCAGAACGTCCGCACCACGCGCTACAACAGCAGCAAGGCAGCGTGGCAATACATCACCGGCAGCATCACCGCGCTGTCGATCTCGGATACCGGCGTCACCGACTTTTCCTCGACACCCACCGTGCTTGGCGTGCCGCTGGCGGGCACCGGCACCGTCACCAAGGTTTCGACCACGAGCCCCGGCATTACCGGCGGCCCAATCACTGGAGCCGGAACTCTTTCCGTTCAGTGGAATGCGGGCACGGTGTTCGCCATCGACGGCGGCAGCATGGTGTTGACGGCGGGCACGCTATCGGCCAGCGGTGGTCCACCATCCGGCAAGGCGGGCGGCTCGCTCGGCGGCAACTATCCCAACCCCACCCTGGCGACACAGGCTGGCAAGACGATCCTCGCCAACAGCACGGCAGGGACGGCGGCACCAACGGCAGTGCCGATTGGCACCGGCCTGTCGTTCAGTAGCGGCACGCTCACGGCGACCTCTGTCGGCAGCGTGACCACGGTGGCCACCACCGGCACCGGCATCACGGGCGGCCCGATCACCACCAGCGGCACGCTCGCCGTGGCCTGGAACGGCGGCTCGGTCACCGCCATTGGATCCGGTCTATCTCTGACCAGCGGCACCCTGGCGTCGACCAGCAGCGGCGGCAGCGTGACCACGGTGGCGACCAGCGGGCCGGGCATCACGGGTGGTCCGATCACCACGGCTGGCACCCTCGCCGTGCAGTGGAACGGCGGCACGGTCACGACGGTGGGGTCGGGCCTGTTGCTCACCAGTGGCACCCTGGCGTCGACCGCTGGCGGTGGTTCGGTGACCTCCATCACCGCAGGCACCGGCCTGTCGGGCGGCACCATCACGACCGCTGGCACCGTCGCCCTGGCCACCCGCACCGCCAGCACGATCATGGGCAACCCCGGCACCGCAGCGGCGGTCCCGAGCGATATCGCGATCGGCAGCGGTCTGACGCTGTCGACCGGCGGCACGCTGACCGCGACCGGATCTGGCGGTTCGGTCACCTCGGTGGCGACCAGCGGCACCGGCATTACCGGCGGTCCCATAACCACGAGTGGCACGCTTGCGGTGCAGTGGAACGGCGGCACGGTGTCCGCGCTGTCGGGGCTGACGATCACCAGCGGCACTCTGACATCCACCCCGACGGCTTCGGCGATCGCTGGCGTGATGACCTACACCCAGCTGCCTGCCGAGGTGCAGAGCGTGCCGATCGCGTTCCCGTTCGCGGGACAACCGGCGGCCAGCGCTGCGATCAACGTGCCTATGGTGATGTCGCTGACGGTGCCCGCGTCGCTGGCAGGCACCAAGATCTATGACGGCACGCAGACCAAGGCGAACGCGGCGTTCATCCTCAACCAGATCAGCGGCGGCACCACGATCACCCCGATCGGCACGATCACGGTGACCACCGCGTCGCACACCAGCGCGACGCTGGCTGGCAGCGGCGGCACGCTGGCGATCGGCGACGTGCTGCAGATCGTGGCGCCGGGCACGCCGGATGTGGCGCTGAGCGACGTGTCGTTCACCATCCTGACGTCGAGGGTCTGATGGCGTGGAGCTTCGGTGATTCTTTCGATCTCTACGCGGCGCAGACCGATGCGATTGCGGGCTATTGGGACAGCGGGACGACAGCTGGTTACACTTTGGTGGCCGGTCGCTTTGCTGGTAGTCAGGCGGTTTCCATAGGAAGCGTTGCGCCGAATGGCTTAGTGAAAAGCAGTACTGCAACCACCGATCCGGTGCATCATATCGTTGTGGCATATTTCCAGGTGGCGGCGCTGAGCGGTACGACACTCGGGCTGTATTTCCAACTGTCAGACGGTGCGACCAATCAATGCTGCATCGTGTTTCGATCGGATGGCGCTATCCTGCTGACCTCTGCCACGCCATCAGGAACGGTTCTCGATACCTACACCGGCGCGGTGACAGCGCAGAACACATGGTTTGCCTTTGAGTTCGAGATCGTTATAAATGGTTCGACTGGTAGCTGGGCAGTGCGCAAGAACGGCAGCACCAGCAACGACCACGCACAGGGTGGCCTCAACACGCGCCCCGGCACAAATACCCAAGCGAACAAGCTGTCAGTTGGCATGCAGGCCAGTGTTAACAACGTGCGCTTCGATGACGTTCTCTGGCGCAGTGATGCATCGAGCGTGCCGTGGGTGGGCGACATCCGGTGCTACGCGCGGATGCCGAGCACGACCACGCAGACGCAGTTCTCGGTGGCGCCAAATCCAGCCACGAACACTCTTGCGCCATTCGGAACCGGCAGCGACGTGACGGCAAACGCCAGATACACACCGTTTGCTGCCGCCTTTAGTGGTACAGTCGGAACTATCATCATTAACGTGAACACCGGGTTTACGGGCAACCTAAAGTGCACAATTTTCTCTTCCGACATTACTACCGGCAACCCGGCCGCGATACTGGGATCGGCAACGAACATCGTAAATCCGGTGACGGGAAATAATACTTGCACATTCGGCACGCCG